ATCATATATTGTGTAAGGCTCGACAAATAAATTTTTTGGTACTAAATACTAATTTCAATGAAGATTCATATCCTGTTCAATTAAAATTAAAAAATGAGGTTGATTGTTCAAATATATCATTCATTTTAACAATATCACCTTGAATACGAACACCTGGTTTTAATATGAATCCATTTTGTGAAAATTTATTTAATAAATTACGAGAAGGAATTACTGGTTCAAGATCTTGTGCCATTATATCTGAATTATAATATCCAACTGTATGATAATTTCCATTATTATCTCTTGTAATTGTAGTTTTTGCATGCGGATGTAACCAATGAGGTAATATTCCTCTTTTATGATTATTTATTAAAAATTCTATATCTTCCAATGAATAATCACTTGGGCTAATATTTGAATAAATATATTTATAATTCATTTTTATTTTAAATTTATTATTTGTATATAATATTGTCAAAATATCAATCATTCTAAGAACTTGTACATTAGTAATTTCATTAGGGTATCTTATAAAGTCCCTAGCATCTGTGTAAGGATGTACACCTACATCTTCCTTATAAATTATAAGAGAATGTAAAGGATATAAATCAGTTTCTTCGGGTTTGATACCTGGTAATATTTGTTCCTTTGTATATAATTTATAGATATATGATCCTGGTAATTGACCGTGATCACTACTACTGGTAAATTCACCTTCTATATTACCTATTCGTTTTCTTTTACCTGAATATAAACGTACAGCATACCATATTTGTGTATCTGTTGAAATTAAATCAATAAAACTGTTTAATGTGATGATCATACCATCTCCTAATTTAACAACAAATATATCAGTTGGTTTACAACACATACCATTTTTTAATGATACTTGACCATACTCTATAACATTATCATCATCCGGTTTATCATAAATACATTTTATCATTGATGGTGGATATTGCTCTCTATTACTCAATAATTCAGAAATAAGTGATGATTTCAAGTAACACGTACTTGCATCACCAAATCTACCAGTTCTTTCATTAAAGGTTTTTATAACAAATAAATCATGATTATCAACAGATCTTTGTTCATATGGTTCCAAATTAATTACATCCTCGTCAGAATTACAATTTGATCTTACCCATGGAATCTCACTTTCATTGTATTCATTATTATTTTCATTTATAAGGCTACCATCATATAAAATATCTGAACGTGTATCATTCGTCTCATTGTAAGAATCTTCTTCCTCAGAGCTACCATCTTCTTCATCAGATATACTATCTTCTACATCGGAGCTACCATCAGACAAATTTTCATTTATATCATTTACTAGATCCATTAAATCATCAGACAAATCTTCTTCTGATCTATTATTTGAAAAATATTCTTCTAATTCACTTTCTAGATCCATTAAATCATCGGACATAGTTTCTTCTAAATTTATTATTTACAGTTATTATTTTCAGTTATAAAATATAAATAAATTAAATAAATTAATAAATAAATTGATTTAAAAATAAAAAATCAAGTAAATCAATGGAAAAATATTATCAAAAAAACATAGGTAAAACGAATGATAAATCAATTGATTTTCAAATATTAGAATGGTGGGCTAAGGATGAAGTTGAAGATGATGGAAATGAGGATAATTCTGATAATTCGGATAATGACATTGATAAGACAAAATATAATATATATTGTTTCGGAAAAACAAATAATGGACTAAGTATTTCGTGTAAAATTGTTAATTTTTATCCGTTTTATTTTGTAAAAATTCCTAAAAATAGTAAAGGTAATGTATCGACATTTATAGAATTTTTAAAAGGGCGTTTATATAAATATCAAAATTGTATAAAAGAAGATTTATGTAAATTTATTTATAAAAAAGATTTATATGGATTTAGAAATGATTCAGAATACAAATTTATAAAATTAGTATTTAAAAACATGTATACTATGAATCGAAGTAAATATATTTTTAAAAATCCTCTTGAAATTAAAGGATATAATACTCAGCCTATGAAATACAAATTATATGAAAGTAATTTTGAACCTTTTTTAAGATTTTGTCATATAAAAAATATTCAAACAGCAAATTGGGTAAGAGTATCTGATTTTATTCAAAAGGGTAATATTGGGAAGACACAATTAAATATTCAAATAGACAATGATATTAAAAATTCTATTATACCTATAGAAAATACAACTATTGCTAATTTTTTACAAGCAAGTTGGGATATTGAAGTATATAGTTTTGACGGTGACTTTCCAGATCCAAATAAAAAACATAACAATCAATACCCTAATGTTATTTATCAGATGGCGACAACATTCCAATATTTTAATGATAAAAAAGTACTTGTTAAACATTTATTAACATTAAAAAAAAGTAGTCCTATTATAAGTGAAACAGGTGAAGATATTATTGTTGAATATATTCCAACGGAAAAGGAATTAATTAAAAGGTGGATTGATATAATATGTAAGATGGATCCAGATATTATTTATACATATAATGGTGATTCGTTTGACTGGGTGTATTTAGTGGAAAGATGTAAATTATTGGGTATATCGGATTATTTATTTTCAAAAATAAGTAGATTACATTCATTTGATGCAGAAAAAAAAAAGGAAATATTTAGTTCAAGTGCATATGGTGATAATGAATATAATCGTGTTTATATCCCTGGAAGATTAAATTATGATTTATTAATTCATTATAAAAGAGGTATGAAGAAATATTCCAGTTATAAATTAGATTTTATTGCTGGTGAAATATTGAATGAATATAAGAATGATGTAAGTGTTAAAGAAATTTTTGAATATTATAAAGATGGTGATCCAGATAAGATAAAAATGATTGGATTATATTGTATTCAGGATACGCATTTATTACAAAAATTAGTCGATAAACAATTAATTTTAATTACAATAATGCAACTTGCGAATGTTACATTTGTTCCAATAGGATTTTTAGTAACACGTGGACAGACAATTAAAGTTTTTTCTCAGATCTTGCGTAAGGCTCGACAAATGAATTTTTTGGTACCAAATACTAATTTCAATGAAGATTCATATCCTGTTCAATTAAAATTAAAAAATGAGGTTGATCCAGATTCAATTACAATTGGTGATTATATAAAGATATCAATAAATACTACACCAGAAGGTCAAATACAATCTGCGTCAAAATCATATAAAAACACAGTAATATTAAATTGTAAAATATCTGAGGTTATTGATGAGAATAATATTGTAGCATTAGTAAATTCAGAAATAACCAAAATATATTATAATTTAAAGGGAATGTATAAAAATTCAGTATTATCAATTGATAAATTATATTCTATAAACGATATTGTCGACGACTCATTTACTGGTGCATGTGTTTTAGAACCTGTTATTGGATTTACAAATCATGATGTGGCTGTGCTAGATTTTGCGTCATTATATCCAACAATTATTATTAGTAGGAATTTATGTCATAGTACTTTTTTAATGGATGATAAATTTGCTAAATGTGATGATACAAAATATGAAACAATAGCATGGGAAGATTCTGTAAGTTATAAATTGAATCATACGTGTGAAAATATAATGAAAACGGGTAAAAAAAAGAATGAAGTTTGTGGAAAACCTGCGTTTTTTGATGTAGATGGACATTATTTTTGTAGAATACATGATCCATTAAAAAAAACACGTGATGCAAATGAAAGATATCAAAAGAAACATGTTGAATATTCTTATACAGTTGTTCAACCTACTACATTACCTGACGGTACAATTAAACATAAAGGTGTATTGCCTGCATTATTAGAAGAATTATATAGTGAACGTAAAAAAGTTAAAAAAAGAATGGCGATTGCATTACAAGAAGGTAATAAATTATTAGCTGATATTATGGATATGACACAATTAGGTATAAAAATTAGTTTAAATAGTTGTTATGGATTCCTGGGAAGACGTCAAGGTAATTTGATTTTAAAAGAATTAGGATCTATTGTAACAGCTGTTGGGAGAACTTTAATTGAAACAAGCAAAGATTATGCTGAAAATGCATTTTTGGATTATATAAAAAAAAATAATCTTATTACACATCAAGTTAAACAAAAAGAATATCAGTTTTCAGACCAAGAAAAAGAAATCATATTAGATCAATTTAAAATAAATTAAATTCAAATGATTTCTTTTACAAACGTTGCAAAGTATCATAATGAATAAATTGAATTTTTTTTTAAAATTTCGTAATAATAAATAACTTTAACAATGACTACAACTGAATTAATTGAATTTAATGAATGTAATTGTTGCTTCGATGATGTCTATGAATACATTAAATGTAATCATGGACATTTAACATGTAAAGACTGTATATTCGCTGGTGTAAAAAATGCAGTAGGTGAAAATAACAAATTAAAATGTATAGATCAATCTATTTGTGATGGATATTATTCTAACGATGATTTGTTTTATTGTATTAATAAAGATGAAAAACTGATGGAAACATATAAAAGTATAGGTACTGTCGTTACTAATAATAATAATAATAATGAAAAAGATCCATCAATTATTTATTGTTGTGTTCCTATGGTATTGCATGATGGATGTAATAAATTAACATGCCCTACATGTAAAAAATTATGGTGTTGGATATGTAAAAAAAGGATACATTCATATGATCATTTTAATAGAAACGGGAATGATCATAATAAGTGTCCTTTGTATAATGGATATAATAGAATAAATCAAAACGACCAAAACAATCAAAATAATCAAAATAATCAAAATAATCAAAATAATCAAAATAATCAAAATAATCAAAATAATAACAGAGGTAGACTACATAGATATCTTTTTGTAATGAATGACAACAATATAAATGAATATTACAATGTAAGAATTGATAATTTTGTTGACCAACAACTTGCAGAACATCGTGAAATGTTAATACAACAGCGTGAAAGGATAATACAACGTAGACGTACTCAGGAAGAAACTCAACAAAATTTATTACTTCGTAGACAAATAAAACAAGAAAATGGTATTAATATGTGTAGTGCTATAAAAAGAAATGGATTTCAATGTAGTTTCAAAGCACGTAATGGACATAATGTTTGTGGAAAACATATGATGTAAAAATAAATTTAAAATTCGTTAAAATAATTGATTTAAAAACAATAATTAATATTAAGTAAATTAAATTTATATCAAAGTTCAGATAATATATTATAAACAAAATAAGATTAACAATGTCTAATAACAACAGTATAGAAACTATTCAAAATTC